TCATGCTCCAGGCGTTTTCCAACCTGCGCAACTTCGTGCACGCCGAGAACATCGCCAGCGTGCGCTGGCTGCGCAGGCTGGGTTTCACCCTGGCCGAGCCCCAGCCCTATGGCCCGCGGGGCGCTTTGTTCCACCCCTTTGAAATGCGAGCCTGATCATGTGCCTCCCTCTCGCCGCTGTTGCCGCCGCTGCCAGCATCGCCAGCGCTGGAGTCGCCGCCTACGGCATGGTCCAGCAGGGCAAGGCCACCCAGCAGGTCGCCAACAACAACGCCACGATGGCCGAGTACGCCGCGCAGGATGCACAAAAGCGCGGCGAGGAAGACGCCATGGCGGTGCAGCGCAAGGCCGCAGCGCTCAAGTCCAACCAGCGCGTGGCCATGGCTGCCAACGGTTTGGACCTGACCTACGGCACGGCCGCCGACCTGCAGGACCAGACCGACTTCTTCGCGCAGTCCGACGCCGCCACAGCACGCACCAACGCCTCGCGCGAAGCCTGGCGCCTGCGCTCAGGCGGGCAGCAGGAAGCCGCGATGGGCGCTGCTGCGCGGTCGAACGCGAGCCTGTCCGCCGCCGGCACGCTGATCGGCACTGCGGGTTCGGTGGCCAGCAAGTGGTACACGCCCACAAAAGCATAAGGCTGACTGATGCCCCGAGTACCCACCTCCGACGGCCCGCAACTCCAGGTCCAGCAACTCAACCCCGTCCGCCAGCAGAACGTCGACGTCAGCAGCGGGCTGCAGGTGCTCGCCCGCGGCGTCGGGCAGTTGGGCGATGCGGTCGACCAGATCGCGCTGCGCGAGGACCAGACACAGGCCGACCAGGTCGACGCGCAGATCACCAGCTCCTGGCTCAAGTGGGATGCTGAGAACCGCAACAAGTTTCGCGGACAGAACGCCGACGGCTACGAGGGTGCAGCACAGGCCTGGTGGAAGGCCTCGGCCGAGAGCTTCGGCAAGGACCTCAGCCCGCGCGCCCGTGCGTTGGCCTCGCGCAGCCTGGTGCGCAAGCAGGGCACAGCACTGGCCAACGTCACGCAGTTCATCGGTGCCGAGAAGGAGCGCTTTGCGGTCGAGAGCTACACGGCCAAGCAAGCATCCACCGTGCAGTTCGGCGTCACCACCGGCGACACGGCCGGAGCCGCCGAGCAGATCCGTCAGAGCGTGGCCGCCTTTGGCGCCGACCGCGGCTGGACCACGGAGCAAGTACAGGCCGAGCAGATCAAGAACCTGTCCACGCTGCACGCGGCCCAGATCGAGAAGCTGCTCGACACCAACCCGCAGGCGGCCAAGGACTACTACGCCAAGGCGCGCGACGCCAACGAGATCCCGGCCACGGCGCAGTCGCGCATCGAGAAGGCCATCACCACCGCAGTGACGCAGGACACAGCCTCGCGCAACGCCAGCGCCTGGGCGGCGCTGCCCTACCCCGAGCGCCGGGCCAAAGCCGCCGAGATCGACGACCCCGAGACCCGCAAGGCAACCGAGCAGCAGATCGACATGGACGAGACGCGCATCCAGCGCAGCAAGACAGCCCAGGCCAAGGATCTGGGCGGGCGTGCCGAGCTCGCCTACCAGAAGACCGGACGGGTGCCTGCTGCCGTCATGACGCAGCTGGAGGAGATCGACCCCGGCGCTGCTGCTGACTTGCGCAAGTACATGCGCGCCGACCAGAAAGCGCGTGCGACCGAGGCCTCGGGCGGAAGTGTCAAGACGGACCAGCGGTCGTACTTCGAGGCGCGCGATCGCGTGCTCGCTGGCGAGAACTTCAACGTGCTGGGCTACGCCGACAAGGTGAGCCGCAGCGACCTGGAGGAGCTCAAGAAGTTGCAGGAGGCCCGCAGCAAGCCGGGCGAAGTCAAGCGTGTCTTCACGGAAGAGCAGACCATCTCGGCCTTCAAGCCTGCGGGGCTCGGTGACAACAGCGAGAAGTGGGCCGGCCTGCGCCGGCAGATGCAGGAGGAACTCATCACCGCACGCGAGGCCAAGGGGCGGGACCTGACCGACCGGGAGATGCGCGAGACCCTCAAGCCTTTGTTCGTCGAGGGCGTGATTGAGAAGAAGCTGTGGCCCGACGAAACCAAACCGCGCTGGCAGATGACGCCACAGGAGCAGGCCAAGGCCAAATTCCCCGACAAACCCGCTGATAAACCCGCTGATAATCAGGCAGCTCCCGTGCACGTGAAAACCCCCGCACAGGCGCGTGCCCTGCCCAAGGGCACGCGGTTCATTGACCCCAACGGTATCGAGCGCATCCGATGAGCGATTCTTTCGACGAGTTCCAACCTGTCAACAACGAGTGGGACGAGTTCGCACCCGCCAACCCGGGGCCGTCCACGCGGGACGTGATGAAGGCCGTCAGCGGCATTGCCCCTGAGCAGGCCTCCGAGGCCGCCAAGCTGGCCAAGAAGTACAACGCCTCCAACGAGGCGCTGCTCGCCACGCTGCAGGACGCCAAGCTGGCCGACAGCATCAACGTCGCCACCGAGAAACTGAACAAGCTCCCGCCTCTGGCGGAGTACATGCGCACGCGCCCGTTCGTTGCGGCGCAGGCACACAAGGACGTTGACGCGCTGTCCGCGGTCAGCTCGAGCATCGGCGCACTGGGTGCCGCCAGCTTCGGTCAGTCCGTGCTCGGTCTGAGCGAGAGCATCTGGCGCATCCCCGATGCTGCGCAGCGCCTGGTGGGGTACGTGGCGGGTGCGGTCGAGAAGACCGGGCTGTCACCCAACCTGAACCCGATTCGCGGTGTGCAGGACGTGCTGCAGTTCTTCAGCGAAGGTCAGCTGCCGATCGGCCCCAAGTTGTTTGAGGGCACCACCGATTTTGCGAACCGGGTGAACTCTGCACAGCAGACCCTGACCAAAGACACCAGCACATTCGGCGAGAGCTTCGCTGACGTGCAGACGCTCGGCAAGAACGCCGACACAGCGCTCAAGACCGCTGTCACCACGGGCGACCTGAGTCAGATCGGTCAGGTCGTCTTTGACCCCCGCTACTGGGTGGCGGCCGGTGCGCAGGCTGCCCCGTCGTTGGTGACCAGCTACCTCTCGGGCGGATCTCTTGCGGTGATCAGCACCCTGGAAGCGCTCGAGCAGGCCAACAGCGTGGCCGAGTATGAGCAGCGCACCGGGACCAAGATCAGCGACGCGCAGTTCGCCCAGTCTGTGGCGCAGACCGCCTTGATCAACGGTGTGCTGGAGAAGGCCGGTCTCGATAAAGTTCTCGGTGCACAAGGCAAAGGGGTGAGCGGCATCCTGCGCGCCATGGTTGGTGAGGGCGGCACCGAAGGGCTGCAGCAGCTCAACAGCAACCTGGCCGCGTGGCTGGCCTACGACGAGAACAAGAACCTGTTGGAGGGCGTGCTGTCCTCCGTGATGGGCGGCGCAGGCTCGGGCGGCGGACTGGCCGTGGTGAGCAGCGCAGGCGATGCCGTGCAGCGCAAGATCAACGCCCGCCAGCAACAGTCTGCCGATGCACAACAGCGCGGCGACAAGCTGGCAGCAGCGCTGCAGGCAGCAGCATCCTCCACGCTGCGTGAGAACAACCCCGAGACCTTTGCCGAGCTGGTGCAGCACCTGGCCGACAACCAGGAAGGTGCGCCCAGGTCGGTCTACATCGATGGCCAGGTCTTGAACCAGGCGGTGCAGAGCTTCACGCCTGAGCAACTGGCCCAGGCCTTCCCGTCGGTGACGCTTGAGCAGATCGCGCAAGCCGCAAGCACCAACTCCACGGTCGAGGTGCCCATCGGCGAGGTGATGGCGGCCGTGCCTGGCACGCCGCTCGAGCAGGTGTTCCTGCAGAACTCTCGCAGCACCCCGGACGCACTGAGCCTGGCCGACGCGCAGCAACAGGGCGAGCAGGCTGCCGAGTTCATCAAGACCGAAGCCGACCGCGTGCTGCAGCAGGCGCAGGACCAGGTCGCCTGGCAGACCAGCAGCGAAGCCGTCAAGACCACGATCCTCGAGCAGTTGAACCAGGCGGGGCGTTTCACCCCCGAGGTCAACGAAGCCTACGCCACGCTGCAGATGAACTTCTTCAGCACCATGGCAGCGCGCATGGGCGTCACCCCACAGGAGCTGTACGACCGCTTCAGCTTGAAGGTGGCAGGCTCATCGCAAGCGGCGGGGCCCGTGCTCAACACAGGCACCAAGCCCGGAGAGATCAGCGTCGAGGGCTACCACTTCAGCAAAGCTGAACGACCCACGATCAGCACGCGCTTCTTCGGCACCGGCCTGCGCGGCAGCAACCGAGACTTGTACGCCAACGCGGCAGACACCCGCCTGCGCAATCGCGCCTACTTCTACGCCGACAAAGGCACCGGCATCAACCCCGAGTCCGGTGTCGGTGGTATCGCCCAGCGCGCCAACCTGAGCAACGTCTACGACAGCGACGCAGACCCACTGAAGCTCAAGCGTGGCGCGGACCAGTTGGCGTTTGAGAGTGCGGTGCTGGACGCAGGGTTCTCGGGCTACCTCGCCCGCATGGAAGGCACGCAGTCTGGCCAGGTCATCCTCCTTGGCGATCAATCTGTCCAGGCCGAAGTCCTCGGCCCGACGACCCGCATCCCTGCAGGACAGCGCGTACCCGCCCTGCCGCGTCAAGCACCTCAATGGCAGGCGCAAGCCAGCGGCACACCCGAGCAACTGCAGGCCCGCCTCGCCCGCATGCAGGACAACCCCGCCTGGGCCGACTACGAGATGCGGATCGAAGGCAACGAGCTGCAGGTTCGCAAGACGGGCGGCGTGCTCGAGCAGTCCGGCCGTGCCGGCGGCGACACTACATTCTCCGACCGTGCACGCCAGTTGCTCGACAGCAAACCCATTCCCGCACTGTCGACAGTCGACATCGTGGACGGCAAGGCGGACGCACCGGCCTTCGCCAACATCACCGAACTGGCGGCCCACTTCACGAAGAAGAACCGCAGCAAGGCCAAGGATCTCAGCGACCCCAAGACCCAGGCCAAGATCGCCGACGCCATCTACGCAGAGACACTGCACGGCCTGACCGACGCAGGCAACGCCATCGGCTGGTACGACCGCAAAACCAAGGCGGCCCTGGACATCATCACGGAAGTCCACCCCGAGCTGGCCACCGACGAACAGTCTCGTTTCGCGTTCATCGCACTGCTGGCCGTGACCAGCAACGGTCTGCGCTCGCGCGACAACTTCGTCATCGCCGAGCAGCTTTACCGCGAGAGCTGGAAAGTCGACGGCAGGTTCCCTGAGTCCGTGCCGCAAGGCGGCCCGCGTGCTGTGGCCATGGGCGAGACACTCGCGCTGCTCAACCGCAAGATCGACGAGCTGGGCGAGCTGGGCTGGCAGGCGGTGCGCGACTTCATGGCGGCGAAGCACACTGCCAAGGAGGTGCGCGACTTCGCCGGTGCGACCAGCTTCTTCGGCGAGCAGGCCACCAGCGAGGTGCCCGGCGCGCTGTTCCTGGGCCCGAAGCTCGGTTCGTTCTTCAACAACCTGTACGGTGACTTCAGCACGGTCACGATGGACCGCTGGTTCATGCGCACCATGAACCGCGTTCGCGGTCGCATGTTGTCGCTGCCGTCCTCGTTCGGCAAGAACCTGGGCGTGCTGCGCCAGCAGATCGAGAGCGGTGTCGACACCTACGGTGTCAAGGCAGACAAGATCCTGGCCGACATCGCGGCCTTCGACCTGATGTCGCCCGAACAGCAAGGTGACGTGCTCTACATCCGCAGCAAGCTGAAGTCGCTGCAGAAGTACGCCAGGGCCCGCCACCGCGATTACGCTAAATCGAAGGACGACGGCACCGGCAAGAAGCGGACGTTCCTTGATCGCACGCCCGAGAACTACCTGGCCAAGAACCTCGACCTGGCCATGAGCGGCAGCAACGACGCGCCGTTCAACGCCACCGACCGCACCTGGATTCGGGGCGTGATGGACCAGGTGCAGGACCGGCTCAAGGCCGACGGCATCGACATCACCAACGCGGACTTGCAAGCAGTCCTGTGGTACTACGAGAAGGACCTGTATGCTAGGCTGATCGGTGGTGGCCAAGATGTCGAGACCGAGACCGAGACCCAGGAAACCCAAGAGAAGGAAGCCGAAGATTATGAGACAGCCGCTCGATACGCAGTTGGACGACTACAGCAACAGGGACTCGTTGCAGGATCTGCAGGATCAGTTCGACCTGGGGATGCTGGAGGACGAGCCGGAAGCGACGGAACCTACGCCCAAGGAGACCTGACCAATGGACGACCCGAACAAACCGGAGACCGAGGAGGACGGTATTCGAGCGGAAGCCTTGCGCCGCTCGAAGGTGCGCCTGCTGTCGCTGGTGCCGCCGGCCCCGATCCGAAACTCGTCGCAGTCGCCGAGCAGTACGCCCGCGACAACGGACTCGACCTCCGACGACAAGACCGATTCGCCGATGTAGACGAAGCCCGTGCCGCCCGCATCGCACAAGCGTATGCGGAGATGCAGCACGCGCCCAACGACCCCAAGGTCAAGGAAGCCTATGACGACCTGATCCGTCAAACGCGGGCGCAGTACGACGCTTTGGTGGCCGCCGGTTACGAGTTCACCTTCTTCGACGGGACCAGCGACCCCTACGGTGGCAACCCGTGGAACGCCATGCGCGACCTGCGGGCCAACCAGCGCATGTCGGTCTATGGCACCTACGCGGGGTTTGGGGTGGGTGCTCAGGTCAACATCGGCCTGGCCGACCCGAAGGGTGGCGACAGCCTCGACCCCGCAGCAGTCCTGCAAGCCTTGCGCGAGGTGGGCGCGGAGACCGAGGTGTCGGATGTCTTCTCTTCGGACACCGAACCCACCCTGGTGGTCAAGATCAAGAACGCGCTGACCAAAGAGCAGGGCGATCGACTCAGCGAGATGCTGGGCCAGGAAGCCATTGCGCAGCGCACCGACGACGAGCAGGGACAGCTGTTCGGCCCTATGGCCGAGAAGTGGGGTCCGTACAACCCGGCGTACTTCATCACCGCAACGGGCGACCGTGCAGATGCAATCGCCAACCCCTTGCTGCGCGACACCGGTCTTGACTGGCCCGACCAGAACGGCGAGATGCGCCCTGTGCTGGCCAACGACTTGTTCCGCGCTGTGCACGATGCCTTCGGCCACGGGCTCGAAGGCGCGGGCTTCCGTGCGCGCGGCGAGGAGAACGCATGGCAGGCGCACGTTCGACTGTTCACTGGCCCTGCCGTGGGCGCGATCACCAGCGAGACCCGTGGACAGAACAGCTGGCTGAACTACGGGCCCTACGGTGAGAAGAACCGCAACGCTGCGGTCGAGGACACCGTCTTTGCCGAGCAGAAGACCGGGTTGATGCCGGAGTGGACCTGGGCTGAAGGGCGCGTCGGCGACACGCAAGACGACGGCGTGCTCAACCAGGACGGCCCACTGCTCGCGCCCAACGGCAAGCCCAGCAACCTGGACCGCAAGCTCCACGCGAGGGTGCGCACGCCTGAGTTCAAGGCGTGGTTCGGCGACAGCAAGGTCGTCGATGCTGAAGGTCGCCCGCTGGTCATGTACCACGGGACGGACAGGCCGTTCACCAAAGTCAACATGAAGAAAGGCGCCCAAGGCGTCTTCTGGGTGGCTTCTGACCGCGCCGCGGTCGAAAACGGGGAGGTCGGGGCGGCTGGCACGGGCACCATCATGGAGCTTTACGCCCGCATCGAAAACCCCGCCGGCTGGAAAGAGTACGAAAAGTTCTCTATCGGCGAACTGCAGGGTCGTGGGTTTGACGGGGCCGTCCTGCCAGACCCTGATGGCACGTTTGTGGCAATCGTTTTTGACCCGAACCAGGTCAAGAGCGCGACCCGAAACAGCGGCGCGTTCTCTACCGAAAACGATAGCCTGCTCAAGCAAGGCCCCCGCGGAACCTTCAACCCGCAGAGCCTGCTGATCACGCTCAACGAGAACGCCGACCTCTCGACTTTCCTGCACGAGTCGGGCCACTTCTTCCTCGAGGTGATGGCCGACCTGGCGAGCCAGCCCGACGCTCCCGCCGAGGTGCGCGAGGACATGGGCAAGCTGCTGGCGTGGTTTGGCGTCAAGGGCGACGAGACCGTCGGCGGGCTGGATGCGGGCGGGGAGTTGGCGCAGAAGATCGACCAAACCGAGACCCCCGAGTTCAAGAACTGGTTCGGCGACAGCCAGGCGCGCGAACTGATGGAGTCGTCGAAGCAGAAGTTCGCCGACATGCCGCCGCTGCGCATGTACCACACCACGCGCAACGCCGACTTCGATGTTTTCGAGGCGAACCGCCCTACGATTAACAGCACCACCTTCGGTGACGTGGAGACCTCACGAGCAGCGATGTTTTTCACCCCGTCGGTAGAGGACAGTAACGCCTACGGCAAGCTGTCCGACGGGCGCGTCGTCAAGGGTGCGGCCACGGTGCCGGTGTACCTGCGCGCGCAGAATCCGCTGTACCTCACTGACGGTATCGAGGAGGTGGACGCGCAACGCCTGATCGAGGCCGGCATGTCCTCGCGCTTCGTCTACAACGCGCTGGGCAACTGGGCGATGTTTGACGACGAGGGGGGCAAAGAGCTTGTCGAAACGCTCAAGGCGGCCGGCTACGACAGCGTCGTGTTCAACGACGAGAACCCCATCACCGGTGAAGCGTTCGAGGCATGGGCGGTGTTTGACCCCACCCAAATCAAGAGCGCTATCGGCAACTCTGGCGCTTTCGACCCGAACAACCCGAGCATCCTTGCCCAAGACGGCGACCTGCCGACCGACAACACGCAACCCGCCGGGCGCACCCCGCTCGAAACGTGGAACGCGATGACGCTCGACCAGAAGCGCCAGTACCACGAGCGCTTCGCCGAGAGCTTTGAAGCCTACCTGCTGGAAGGCAAAGCCCCCAGCGCCGAGCTGCAGCCACTGTTCCGCCGGTTCCGCTCTTGGCTGGTCAACGTCTACAAGTCGCTGTCTGAGTTCATGCGCGGGCGCAATCTGGACATCAGCCCAGAGATCCGCCAGGTCTTCGACCGCATGCTGGCAACCGACGAGCAGATCCGCCAGGCTGAAGATGCCGCCGGCATGCTGCCTGACTTCGACGCCACCAACGAGGCGATTGAGAAGCTGCAGGCGCGCAGCCTGCGCGACCTCAAGTGGACCGTGGGTGCTCGCAGCAAGGCCCTCAAGGCCCTGCAGAAAGAAGCCGCCAACCTGCGCAAGGCGGTTGAGGCCGAGGTGCGTGCCGAGGTCGAGGCCACGCCGGAGATGCGCGCCAAGGCCGCGCTGGACGCACTGCGCAAGAGCACGCCCGAGTACAAGGCCGCGCTGGCTGAGTGGAAGGCACAGCGCGACGCCGCCAAGGCGCAAGCCCGGGAAGACCTCCAGGCCAGTCTGCTGGCCGCCGAGGGGGCTGGGCTCAAGGGCATCCAGAAGGGCCAGTTCCTGGCCAAGAACAAGCGTGCCCTGGACAACCAGGCCGAGGCCCGCGCACTCGAGTGGGAGAAGGCCAACCCCAAGCCAGCGCGCGAGATCGTGGGTAGCGACCTGGAGATCGCCACCGTGGCCGATGCGTTTGGCTATGCCTCGGTCGACGAGATGCTGCAGGCCATCGACGCCTACGGACCCAAGGAAGCGGCCATCGAAGGCATGACCAGCCAGCGCATGCTGGAGAACTTCGGCGAGCTGGCCACGCCCGAGGCGATCGAGGCTGCCGCCAACGACGCCGTGCACAACGAGGCGCGCGCTCGCAGCCTGGCCACCGAACTGAAGGGCCAGGCCGATGCGCTCAACCCTCGCCAGGACACCGGGCGCACGGCCAGCAACGGGCGCCCGATCACGGTCAACGCCCTGGTCGCTGCGGCCAAGGAGTTCGCCGAGAACCTGACCGCACGCCGCAAGGTCAAGGACCTCAAGAACGCCGCTTGGCAGCACCGCAGCGCCGAGGCGCGCGCAGGCAAGGCCTGGCAGGAGGCCACGGCCAAGGGCAAGACGCAGGAGGCCGTGCAAGCCAAGCGTGACCAGGTGCTCAACAACGCCGCGGTCAAGGCCCTGCAAGACGCTCAGGCCGAGGTCAAGAAGATCGGTGAGTTCTTCGCCCGCGTGACCAAGGGCAACAACGAGAAGACCGTCACCCGTGGCCGGGACCCCGATGTGGTCAACGCCGCGCGCGCGATTCTCGCCGCCTACGACATCGCCCCCCGACTGGAGAAGGGCGCGCTCGAGTACCTGGCCGTGCTCAAGGCCAACGACCCGGCCATGTATGCCGCGCTCGAGCCCTCCATCGCTGGCGCGATGAACAACGCCAAGCCGGTGGGCGAGATGACCATGGAGGAGCTGCGCGGCCTGCGCGATGAGATCGACGCCATGTGGCACCTGGCCAAGCGCTCGCGCCAGATGGAAGTCGACGGCAACCTGCTGGACATCGAAGACGCCGCCGACCAGTTGCAAGAGCGCATGCAGGCGATCGGCGTGCCCGACACCATGCCTGGCGACACCCGTGCCATCACCAACGCCGAGAAGCGCAGCCGCTGGCTGCAGCATGCCGGCTCTTTGCTGCGCCGCGCCGAGCAGTGGGCCGAGGGGATGGACGGCAAGTTCGGGGGCCCCTTCCTGCGCCTGGTGTTCCAGCCCGTCAAGGAAGCGGCCAACCGCTACCGCGCCGACCGCGTCAAGTATCGCAAGGCCTACCAGGCCCTGGTCGATGCTGTGGCACCTGCCCTGAGCAAAGGACCAATTGCTGCGCCCGAGATCGGCTACACCTTCGGCGAAGGCCACAACGGCATCGGCCACGCCGAGCTGCTGCACGCGATCTTGCACACCGGCAACGAGTCCAACAAACGCAAGCTGCTGCTGGGCCGCAAGTGGGCCACCGAGAACGCTGACGGCACGCTCGACACCTCACGCTGGGATGCGTTCCTGCAGCGCGCGCACGACACCGGCATCCTGACCAAGGCGCACTACGACTTCGCCCAGGGCGTGTGGGACCTGCTCGAGCAGACCAAGCCCCTGGCGCAGAAGACCCACCGCGACGTGTTCGGGCGCTACTTCGCCGAGGTGACAGCCGACAGCTTTGAGACCCCGTTCGGCGCCTACCGCGGTGGCTACGTGCCAGCCCAGGCCGACCCGCGTATCGTTCAAGACGCCGACCTGCGCAAGCTGGCCGAGGCTGAGAACGAGAACATGGCCTACAGCTTCCCGACCACCAACAAGGGCTTCACCAATGCGCGCGTCGATTACAACCGGCCGCTGATGCTGGACCTGCGCACGATCGGCCAGCACATCGACAAGGTGCTGCTGTTCGCGCACATGGAGCCCGCAGTGCGCGACGTCCAGAAGTTGCTCTCGCAAAAGGGCGTGAGCTACAGCCTGGGCCGCATCGACCCGACGATTGTTGCAGGCATGCTCACCCCCTGGCTCAACCGCAGCGCCCGCCAGATCGTCGAGACCCCGATCCTGGGTGACGGTGGTATCTCGCGCGTGCTCTCGGCTGCCCGCTCGCGCGCTGGCATGGCCTTGATGTTTGGCAACGTGAGCAACGCCCTGCAGCAGTTGTCGGGGTTTGCCAACGCGTTCGCCAAGCTCAAGTCCGACGGCCTGCAGTCGCACATGATGCGCGCCACCGCGCAGTTCATCTCCTCCCCGAAGGAGATGGCACGCAGCGTGGCCGCGGCCAGCGAGTTCATGAACGGCCGGATGGAAAACGAGATCAGCGCGATCAACGACGCGATGGACGCCATCCTGCTCGACCCCGGCCTGTACGAGAAGGCTCAGGCCTGGACGCAAAAGCACGCCTACTTCTTGCAGACGGCGTTTGCCAACACGATGGAGCCGATCATCTGGACCGCGGGCTACAACGCCGCGCTCGAGAAGGGCCTGAGCGAGAAGGATGCCGTGCGCTACGCCGACGGCCTGATCCGCCAGACCCAGGGCTCGACCCTGCCCGAGGACGTGAGCCGGATTGAGACGGGCCCCGCCTTCGGCCGGATCTTCACGCAGTTCATCGGCTACTTCAACATGATGGCCAACACCAACGCCACGGGCCTCAAGCAGATCGCCTCCGACGTAGGCCTCAAGAAGGGCGCGGGCAAGGCCTTGCTGGTGGTGACCACCGGCATGTTGGTGCCGCTGTGGATTGCCGAGGCGATCGCGCAGGCGATGCGCGGCGGCCCCGAGGACGATGACGACGACGGCTACCTGGACGACTGGCTGGCCGCCGTGTTTGGCATGGGCACGATCAAGGGCGCCTTCGCCATGGTGCCGTTCGTTGGTCAGTTCGCCAACGTGGCGCTCAACAAGATGAACGGCAACCCGGCCGACGACCGGGCCAGCTTGTCGCCTGCCGTCAGCCTGCTCGAGGCGGGGGCGGGCGTCCCGAAGCTGGTCTACCAGGCGGCAACGGACCCCGACAAGATCAACGCCCGCAACGCCGTGCGCGACGTCTCGAGCGCGATCTCGCTCGCCACCGGCCTGCCCGCCTATGCGGTGGCCAGGCCTTTGGGATACGCGGCCGGTGTGGCCGACGACAAGATCGAACCGACGGGGGCCGTCGATGCCGTCCGGGGTGCGGTGACCGGCACCCCGAGCGCGGAGAGCAGGCAGCGCTGATGTGTCCGTGTCGGAGAGCCCTGCACCTACCATCACTGGTAATCGCAGGAGCTCCCCGACATGACCATCGCCTCGACTGCACGTAAAGCGGGCCCGCTGCTGGGCAACGGCAGTGCGACCGCCTTTCCGTTTGCCTTCAAGGTATTCTCGGCCGCCGACATCCAGGTGGCGATCGCCGACAGCGCGGGCGTTGAGACCGTGCTGGAGGAGGGGACGCACTACACCGTCAGCCTGAACGCGAACCAGGAGACCAGTCCGGGGGGCAGCGTGACCTATCCGGTCAGCGGCTCGCTCCTGCCCGCGGGTAGCGTGCTCTCGATCATCGGCGACCTCGACTACGCCCAGCCGCTGGACCTGCCGAGCGGCGGCAACTTCTCGCCGCTTGCGCTCGAGAACCAGCTGGACCGGCAGACGATCCAGATCCAGCAGCTCAAGGAGCAGGTCGACCGCGCAGCCAAGCTGCCCCAGACCAGCACCGAGACACCCGACGTGCTGGTGTTCAACATCACCCGCCTGGCCGAGAGCGCTGACAACCTCGACGCTGTGGCGGGCAGCTTGCCTGCCGTCAACACCGTGGCGGCCAGCATCGCCAACGTGAACGCGGTGGGCAGCAACATCGCCAACGTCAACACGGTGGCGGACATCTCGGCGAACGTCACGACCGTGGCCGGCGTCGCTGCCGACGTCACGACCGTGGCCACCAACCTGGCCGATGTCACCAACTTCAGCGACGTCTACTACGGGCCGAGCGCTGCCGACCCCGTGCTGCGCACGGACGGCAGTGCGCTGCAGCCGGGCGACCTGTACTTCTACACCGGCAGCAAACGCCTGCGCGTGTTCGACGGTACAGCCTGGGTCGATGGCCCCATCAACGCAGGCACGATCACCCGCGACACCTTCAGCGGCACCGGCGCACAGGCCGCGTTCACGCTGTCCGTTGACCCGGTGAGCGAGAACAACACCCAGGTGTTCATCGGCGGCGTGTACCAGCAAAAGAGCGAGTACAGCGTCAGTGGCACGACACTGACGTTCAGCACCGCGCCCGTCGCAGGCACCGACAACATCGAGGTGTTGAGCACGACGACGCTGGCGTTGGGTACGGGACCCGACTTGGTGCTGCGCTCAGACCTCGCAACCACTGGCGCAGGCAAAGGCGCTGAAATGGTCGGTTTCAAGTACCCATCCGCTTGGTCAATCGCAACAAACCTAAAGTTGCGCGGAGAGAACTTTGTGTTTGCGGAAGACGGCGGCGCAACCCCTGATGGATCAGATGTATCTGTCAAACTACAAGCCATACTAAACGCTGGCCGGGTGGTGGTCTTACAGGCTGGGAAAACCTATGTTGCATCGAACCTAACAAGCGCGACCGGCGCCGGCCTGGTGTGTATCGGTGGGCGAGCAAAAATCGCAGTGCCTGCGGGAAATGGTCTATTTGGACTGCACATCAAACACAACGACTTTACGCTGGACGGTGTGGACTTCGACGGCGGGAACATGGGGCCATTTGACGGCGCAACACCGCCAGCACTCGGGACGCGAATTGGTGTGAATGTCGGATTGGCATACGGTACAGGCCACCAGCAAACGGGGTGCACGGTGCGAAACTGCGACGTGTACGGATTCGATCGCGTAGGTATCCAAGGGCTTGAAGTTGTTGTGGGCTACTCGGCCGGAAAGCGCATTGTCTATGACAATGTGCATTGCTACAACAACCACTACAACTGGTCGATTGACCAAAATCACGAATATTGCTCGTTCACCAATTGCTATGGTTACAAGGGACAAATCGGCATCCAGTTGATCGGCGGGAACAATATGTTCACCGCGAGCATGTTTACTTACAACTGGATAAATTGCCAACTGATGCCGGGCGCAAACCAGCAGCATGGCGCGTTCGTTGGGTGCAGTTTCAACCATGCAAACGCATACGGACTGGATGCTCTCAACGTAGTAAACGGGGAGGTATTCACCGGGTGCATGTTCTGGTATGCACCAATCCGGCTAAGAAACTGTGCTGGTGTGGCTGTGACAAATTCACAAATCGCAAATACACACATTACAGTGGATGGCGGCGGGGTAAATTGGATTGATGACAATTACATGCCGTTGGGGCTTAACAAAACGCTTGTCGGCTTAACGTTTACGTCATTCAGACGTAACAGAACAACCCCGACAGAAACGAGCTATGCAACGGTGTATGGGGATGCATTCATTAAAGCGAATGCATCAACATATGCATATCCAATTGCGTGGAATGTAACTACAGACTTATTGTTACCGTTGAGCTTTTCGGACACCAGATGGCACGGTGAAAACTTGCCATCTCTGGGGACTGGCGGCTTTTGCTCAGTGCCAAGGACAGGACAATACAGGCTAGAAGCATCCGTCGGATTCGATACGCTGGCAGCCGCGGAGAAAGTAACTTTAAAAGCGGTCATCGTTCGGGCCTCTGTTGATGTTGAAACATTTATCGACTCGGCAGAGTTCACGGCAAGTCAAAGTGAATGCATGGTGAAGATTTCAAAAACCGTGCTGTTGCAAGCTGGCGATGCTGTGCAGCTGAGACTGAAAACGAGAACGGCAACCGGGATTTCTGTGCCGGCTGGTGGAATTGATTTCAGGCTTTGCAGTGTGGATTGACCTGAAGCTAGCCCTGCGCAAAACCGATTCGCCAACTTACTGACCGCATTGATGCGCTGGTGACGGTGGCCGGCGGCTGCGCCATGTTGGGCTGGTTGGAGCTTGCAGTCCCGCTCCTGCCCTAAATCCCCCTGTGTCCGTGTCCTGCGCCCCAACCACTACCATGCGTTCACACCACCTGTTGTATGCATGGAACCCGATGTCTACCACCAACTCGACCGGCTGGCCCAGCGCCTTGACCGCACCAATGCCATCATGATTGACCCCGTTGAGTTCGGCAAAATCCAGGGTGCGGTCGACGCACTCAAGCTGCAGGTGGCCGAGGTCAAGCAGCGACAGGCGAACATCGACCAGAAGCTGGACCTGGTGCTCGACAAGTTGAGCGAGGCCAAAGGCGGATGGCGCGTGATGATGTGGGTGGGCGGTGCTTTCGCCACGGTCGGCGCCGGGTTCTCCTGGGTGGTCGACCACATGGTTTCTCGTTGAAAGGCTCCCGATGAACCTGGCCACGCAACTGCGACACGAGGAGGGCTCTGTCCCCCATGCCTACCAGGACCATCTGGGGTACTGGACGATCGGCGTCGGGCGACTCATCGACAAGCGCAAGGGTGGTGGGTTGTCGCCTGATGAGGTCGACTACCTGCTGCGCAACGACATCCGCAAGAAGACCGACGAGGTGCTCAACGCACTGCCGTGGGTCAAGGACCTGAACGAGCCGCGCCAGGCGGTGCTGATCGGCATGGCATTTCAGATGGGCACGGCGGGCCTGCTCGGGTTCAAGAACACGCTGGCGCTGGTCAAGACCGGTCGCTACACCGAAGCCGCTACCGGCATGCTCAACAGCAAATGGGCGACACAGACCCCTGGCCGCGCGACGCGCATGGCCCGGCAAATGGAAACCGGCACCTAGCAGGTGCGCGGCACGCGAGAGGACTGACCCATGTGGCCTGCATTGATCCCGTTGCTCGGGTCCATTTTCGACAAGGTGCTGCCCGATCCGCAGGCGGCGGCCGATGCCAAGCTGAAAGTCATGGAGATCGCCCAGCGTGGCGAGCTCGCCGTGCTCGACGCCGAGATGAAGCTGTCCATGGGGCAGATCGACATCAACAAGGCCGAGGCCACCACAGACCTGTTCCGCGGCGGCTGGCGCCCGGCCACCGGCTGGGTGTGCGTGGGTGGCCTGGCCTACCAGTTCCTGCTGCAGCCCCTGCTGCCGTGGTTTGTGGCGGTGCTGGGTGGCTCCGTGCCCCCACTGCCGACAATTGACAACGAGACCTTGATGGTCCTGCTGACCGGCATGCTAGGCCTGGGCGGTTTGCGCACATTCGAGCGCGTGAAGGGGAAGGTGTGACCACGTGGCGCCGGCACTTGGCCGGCGCGTCGTGCTCACTTGATGTCCAGCCGCTCGCGCACGGCATCGGCCGCCGGGCCGCGCGAGCGGTCGCTGCGGAACTGCTGCAGCTCGGCGTCGAGCACCGGGTTCTGTGCCAGCGGGGTCCAGGCGTTCTTGCCGGTGTGCTGGCCGATCAGCGTGCTGGTCCGGTAGAGGTCGGCCGGCGGGTTGTAGCGGCGGTTGGCGTAGTAGCTCATCTCAATCTCCAGTTCGGGTAAGTTGCGGCGCCCGAGGTCGTCGGGTTGCGTGGGTCTTGCTACAGCGCCAGGCACACGTTGCTGCCCTCTCCGGGGTACACGTCCTCAAAGGCCAGGTCGCTGGCGGGCAGTGCCACATCGAAGTCGCGCCCGTCAAAGCGGACACGCACAAGGGTGTTGCAGCCTGGCTCGACGGAGGTGATGACGCCGTGCCGGCTATCCTGCCAGCGGTTCAGCACCCGGCGCCCGATGACGGGGGTGGCATTGGTGGGGGTCATTTTCGGGGTCCTTTCGGTTCGGGTGTTGCTAAATGCGTCAGCGAGGACCGAGGTCCCGACGCAGGTCGCCGATCTTCTCGTAAGTCTTCCAGCCGTCCGTAAACTCGGTGTAGTTGACGGCACGGTAACGGCCGAGGTGGCGTTCGCAGTTCAGGGCCGGCGTCAAGAAAAAGCGGGTGCCCAGGCGAGTGGTGACGTGTACCCCAGCGGCGCCGATGTAGGACGCCTTCAGTTGGCTCAGTTGAATCGTGGTCATGGCGCTTTCCTTTAGTAGATGCTGTATTGTATTGTAGCACCTGCTAACCCGTCAACCCCTGTTTCGAGACGCATAATGTGTATTTCGCCCTGTACGGTTTGCTACAGGGCTCAGGCACTTAGGGGTGGCGTCGCGCCCGTTTACGTCTTAGCAACTGCTAGGACTTTGTGGAGGATGCACAAGGCCGATCGAAACTTCAAGCCCCTTGTCGCGCTTCGGCAGAGGGCACCAGGCGAGGAAGTGCTCGCCTGGTGCCCCGTACCAACTACCAATGATGGCCACGCCACCGAGGTTCAAGAGCAGCATCTTGCTGTCGGTCCTGGGTGGCACCGAGTATCGCCAGTGGAGGTCGCCTGGCAGAGCAGTGGTGACGGCCTGGGTGGTCATGCTGCCCGCCGTTTCTGCTCGCGCTGCCAGCCGTCACGGCAGGTGGCGTCGCACCACCGTGCATGGTCGTCGACCACCTCGTCGCAGAAGTGGCACCGGCCGGTGGGCTGCGGCCCTGCCGGTTTGCGCACGCGCTGCGCTTCCCCCAGCAGGCGCTCTACCTCGCGCTGTGCGCGGTCGATGTCGTCAGACATTGCGGCCCTCCAGTTCGAGCAGCAGGTCGATGAAGTGACGGGCCTTCTTCAGGTCCTCGACGCCGCCCTTCGAGCGCCAGCGGGTCAGGTACTTGATCGCGCACCCTTCGGCAAACGGGATGCCGTTCGCGTGGATGTACTCGATCGGCTGGATCTTCAGGTCCTTGTAGTGGCCGCCGCCTTCTTGCACGGCGAGCGCGCTGTGCGGTACTGTCTTCCCCGTTGGCGTCAACGCTTTGGGAGGCAAAAGCCGGTACGCCACGACAGCTCCCCACCCAGCAAAAACGCCGGCCGGGCCCTCCAGCTCCATCCCGTCGCGCCACCGGATGCGCACCCACGTGTTGGCGTCAAGGGTCGGTGGCACCCCGTTGGTTTTGATCCAATCGCTCATCGCTTACCTTTCATGTATTCGAGCAACGCGTTCTGCACGCTGCGCTTGGTTTGCCGACGGCTCATCTCGAGCTCGTCGATTGTGCCCTTGGCCACCAGGTAGTGGACAAACACAGGGCGATCTTTTCCTGACTGGAACTGGCGCATAGGTCCCACGCGCTCCAGTAGTTGGTCGTGAAATTCGAGATTCGGGTCCTGGGCAAAGAACACAACGGTGTTGCAGTGCTCCTGCAGCCCGTCGACACCGTGGCCCATGCTGCCCGGATGGCCGAGCCACAGCTTGCCCTTGCCTGCCTTGGCGGCGGACATGTTGTCGGCCTTGCTCAGATCCAGCGCGTCGGGGAAGCGGCGCAGCAGGCGCTCGAGTTCGTGCTTGAACTGGTAGGACACCAGCAGCGGGTCGTCGCCGGTGGCCTCGACCAGTTCTTCCAGCGCGTCGAGCTTTTCCTGGTGGACCTCGACCCACTGCACGCCGTCCTCGAGGTAGACCGCGCCGCCTGCCATCTGCAGGCACTTGCCGTATTTGGCTGCCGCGCTGAAGGCCTCGACCTCCATGGCTTCGATCATCGTGAACAGCTCGCGCTCCATCTCCCGGTACTTGACCTTGGCGGAGGCGGGCAGGGTGACCTCGATCGCGTTGACGATCGGCTCCTTGATGTCGAACCAGTCACGCGGGTCCAGCGTCAGGCAGATGTCGGCCAGGCGGGCGTGGATCTCGTCTTGTGCGTGGTCGCATGCCTGCCACTGATGGAACTGTCCGGCGCGCACGGGCCTGAACCAGCGGTCGCGGAACGCCGAGAACGTGCGGCCCAGGCGCTGGCCTGCGTCGAGGAACCACGTCTGCCCCCACAGGTCCTCGAGACCGTTGCTGGCTGGGGTGCCGGTCAGGTTGATCCAGCGCTTGACGTCCTTGTGCGCGACACCGGCCAGCGCTTGAGCACGCACGCCACCCTGGCGCAGGCGAAAGCCCTTGATCTTGGTGCACTCATCAGGCACCACGGTGCGGAAGGGCCACGCTTTGCCCGCGTCCTTGAAGTGGTCGCGCAGCCAGACCAGGTTGTCGTAGTTGGTGGCGAAGACCTGAGCGTCACGCCGCAACGCGAGTGCGCGCTGCTTGGCGTCACCGATCACGGGCACCACCTCGAGTCCGCGCAGGTGCTCCCACTTCGCCGCCTCCGTGGCCCAGCCATCGCGCGCCACGCGCAGCGGGGCCAGCACCAGGGTGGGTGCGCTCTCGCCAACGACGTTGTGGAGCAGGTCCAGGTGGGTCATCGTCATCACGGTCTTGCCCATGCCGGGTTTGGCCCACAGGGCGCAGCGCTCAACGTCGGCCATGTGGGCCATGGCCAGAGGCGCGAACGCACGAGGGGTGTAGACGCGGCGGGTCACTCGCTGGCTTTCTGCTTGGCTGCCTTGGCGGGTTGGTGGGTGGCAACGGGCCGGGGTGTGCATTTGTGCTGCGGGGTTTCGTAAGACCAGAATCCACATCGCAGGCAGCGGTAGTTAGGTAGAGCAGCCATCACGCACCCCCTTCTGCCTTGGCTGTGATGCCGTGGTGGGCTTCGGCGAAACGAACTCCAGCAAAGAATACGGAAACGTACTGCGTCCTGTGAGGTTCTTTGCAGAAGGCATCCACCACATCACGCTCAGGAATCGGCTCCACAGCCGGGCGCAGTTCTGCCAACCTTTCGTCGCGCTCTTTGGCGTACTGTGGGCTATCCATGTCCGGCAGCAGGTCGTCGCGGTTCGCCCAATCTGCCGCCATCTTCCAGCCTTCGGCAAAGGCTTCAACCACCGGCACGGCAGGATGAGGAGCTGGAGCGGGCTGTGGAGCCATCACCGACAGATCAATGTGTCCAGCGCCAGCTTCACCGTACCAAGACGGCCAGCAGCAAGGCAGGCTTGTCGCCAAACGGCCCAACGGCTTCACCTCCCATTGGTGGTCGCCATCACGAGTGATCCCGCAAGCGGCAACAGCGATGGCGTGGGCCAGAACATCTTTGTCTGATGCACCTTCGCGCCATGGCACGGCGATCAGGTCCAGGTCACGGCGCATCGACCCGTGCAGGCCGATAGCGTAGCCTTGCTCGCGTGCAGCTTCGCGGATCGCCGGGATGCGCGAGGCGAAGAATGCCGCCAGTTCTTCGCGTGTCTTGGCTTCGTACCATTCGCCTGGCACGTAGTTGATTGCTTCGCTCATGGCTGGCCTTTCGTTTGGGGTGCTGGTGGAAGTGGTTGCCAGTGGGTGACGCCATCCAAGCCCTCGCCGTCTGGCCTGCTGCGCCACACCGGCGCATACGGGCTCGCGCCAACCCCATAGCCGGGGTGGTAATACCAGTCGTAATAGCCAACCGAAATGCCCTCTGGATGGATCAACAGCAAATCCGGCGGCTTCACGTAGGACGGATCATTCACACTGCGCGGGCCGTTCTCCCCACTGCCGCGAGGTGCCGTCTCAATCGGCAACCATCCGTCGGCTTGGGGTGCCTGGGATTGGAGTGCGGCGCGGGCTTGCCACAATTCCCAGTCGTCTTGAACATTGCCATCCCAGTATTTGTCTGGATCATCGGCACGTCGCTTAAAAAGTGATCCGGCCATTGGTGCACAAGCCTCAAACTCGGCCCGCTCATCCACTGGCGCAGGCACGGGATGGGCTTGGTGGTGGATGATGGCACGAAGCATCTCCAGGGCCAGCTGTCTGTTTTGGTGCTGGCTTCGCTCGCTATCGACCACCACACTGACGCGGCTCGGCTTGTGCGTGACACGAATGCCGTGGGTAGTGACTGGCGCGAACCCGCCAAGCTGCTTGAGCACAACGTCAACAACGATGTCTTCCGGGTTCAGGTCTGGCACCGGCTCCTGCGCCTGTTGGTCGGGGGCGATCTCGTCCGCGATGGCGCGCATCTCTTCGGCGATGCCATCGAGGGCAGTGCGCGCAGCCAGGCTGCGCAGTCGTTGTGCGATAGGGTTCATGCGAGAAGCTCCTCAACTTGTTCAATGGTGCCGATCACTTCCACGCGCTGGCCCAGCATGCGCATGCGCTCGTGTTCGCGGTGCTGGGCGTGTTCGTGGGCGTTGGCGGGGAAGGTCTTGATGGTGTTGGGATTCTTGAGCTCGACCCAGATGGTGCCGACCCAGTCGCCGAAGCGGTCGCGCCACGGGGCCATCACCAGCCGATCCGGCGCGCCCTGGCGGCCGACCCAGGCCACCTTGCGGACTTCGCCGCCCAGCTCCTTTACCCGGCGCACCAGGTGGCGTTCGATGTGGGCTTCCTTCACGAGGGGACCCCCGTGATGATCAGGTAGCCGCCGATCACCGAGATGATGACGACGGCCGACCACCACAGGGCGCCATAGCCCGTGGGCTTGTCGTCTTCAAACTCGTGACCGGTGTAGGGGCCGAAGGCCTCTTCCAGGGTGCGGGGGTGCTTGCGTGTGGTTTGCATGGTTGACTTTCAGGCGGCGATCTTTGCGATCCAGGTGTTGATCTTGGCGGCCAGGGCGTCGACGTCGGCGACCTTGCACTTGCGGAACTTCGGCAGGCTGCCGGAGAAGTTCTCGACGGTGCCGTCTGGGCCGACCGCAAACTTGGCGTAGCGGCTGTTCTCGAGGATGCCGTTTGCCCAGTCCGTGCGCTTGTCGAGGGCGATGGTGACGAATAGGTTCTGCCCGAGGCGGCAGACCCCCGAGGTCACGTAGGGCGCGGCGACCAGGAGGCCGAGAGCGGTTTGTTCGGTGTCGTTGAAGGTGAGGGTCATGTCGTTCTCCAGTGCGTTGTTGGTGGTTCAGCAGTCGAAGCGGCGCTGCTGTTCGATCTCGGCTGCGGCAGCGCTGTGAACGTCAGCGACCTTGCGCCCGCTGTTGCGAAGGATCCCGCTGGCTTCAAAAGCGGTGATCGCGCCGTCGTCGACGAGGTCCAGCAGGTCGCTCGCTGGCGTGCAGCTGCCGGAGAGGATCTTGCGGATCTTGTCTTGTGTCGTTTCCATGTCGTTCTCCGGTGCGTTGTCGATGGCTTGACTGTAGCACATGCTAAAAGTCATCAAAGCAAAAGACCCCACGCTTTAGTGGGGCTTTACGTCGTCTGCAGTTCTCGGCGGGGGTTACCGGATCCAGGTGGTCGGGGTAAAGACAGCCCGTTGTCTGGCACAGGTGGTCGAGCTCCAGGCCTGATTCACGCAGCTCCAAATAGCCGAGGTAGAGGTCGTCGACACTGGCCGAGCACCCGATCTCGAAGAGCACGTAGGCTGCAAGGTGAGCACTCAAGGCGACGTGCTTTCCACCAAGTCCGGGCACCCGCACGTTGAAACGCCCGTAGCCAAAGCGGCAGCGCTTGGTGCCGGTCCAGACCCAACAGGCCTGGTTGTTTTCCGGCTCTGCCGTGTTGGCCACGAGCCGGGAGAACAAAGTCGGGTACACGGTCAGCCCTTGCGGTAGCGGGTGCACTCAAAGCCGGCGGCAGCGAGCGGCAAGCCCTTCGCCCAGGGCGGTGCGTGCGACATCATCTTGGCCAGGGCGTCGACCGTGAAGTCGTCGTTGTCAGGCGTCTCGGTCAGCAGTTCGTCGTGCACTGAGAGCACGATCTCGTAGCCGCACACTTCGATCAGCGGCATGTTCGCCGCCAGCACGTCACGGGCAAACGCCTGGGTGGCGTTCTCGACGAGCTTGCCCCCGTAGGTCTTGATCCGGGTCCACTGGCGGGTGTACTGGTTGACACCGAAGTAGGTGATCTGCCCGTCCGCGTCGACGTCGGGGTTGATGTAGCAGAGGTAGCGCCCGCTGGGCAGGCGGATGCGCAGCCAGGCACCGTCGCGGCGAGCCTTGAGGTGTTGGCCGATCGGGAAGGTCTCGCCCGGATTCTTGATGGCCAGGCGCACCGCCTCGCCGGCAGCGGCCCACAGTGCCTTGGTCGCGGCGTGCGCCTCGCGCCACGCGGCCTTGAGCACCTCGCAGGCGACGTAGACTTCCTCGCTCAGGCCCAGGGTGCGCTTCTTTTTCTTTGCCCACGACCACATGCCCTTGGCGTTGTCGATCGCCACGTCGCTGGCCGTCGCGTGCACAGCCCTGGCCAAGTCGTCCAGGTCCATGTTGTAGACCGCAGCAAAAGTCAGGAACGCCGCGACACCACCCTCGTAGCCCAGGCCGAGCTCCATGACCTTGCCGATCTGGCGCTTCTGGCCGGTGGCTTCCTTGGGGTCGATGTTGAACGAGCGGCCATAGGCCACCTTGTAGAGGTCCTCGCCCACGCCCGCGTCGAAGTCGGCAAAAGCCTTGAGCTTCCAGCGCTCGCCGGCCAGGAACGCGAGCCCCCGGCCTTCAATGTTGGACAAGTCGGCGATCACCAGCTTCTTGCCGGGCGGGGCAATGATGCAGCCCCGCACCGCGTTGGCTGTCAGGCCGATCACGTTGTCGAAGACCACGTCGGCATAACCACCCTTGAGCGCTTCGATGCCTTGCTCGAGGTAGTCCTCGAGCAGGTCCTCGGCCTCTTTGAAGGAAACCTGAAAATGGTCGGCCACCCGGTTCAGGTCGGGGCGGGGCATGTTCTGGGGCTGGAAGATCCGGCCAGCCCAGCGTGCCGTGCGCTGTGCACCGGCGAACTGCAGGGTGTTGCGCAGGCGGCCGTCCTCGCTGGTCGCGTTGACCAAGGCCTTGTACTTGGCCGTGGACGTCTTGGTCGACTCCAGGCGCAGGGAGAGCAGCAGGCGCACGCCCTCGGGCAGGTTGGGATCTTCAACCCGGCGGCGCAGCGTGTCGGCCTTCATGTCGGGCAGGTCCACCCCGTACTCGGCGCAGATGAAAGCAAGCAGCTGATCCCGCTTGCTGGCGCTGGAGACCAGGCCGTCGGTGGCCTCGACCACCTCGGCCTTCAGTCGCTTTTGTTCTCGCGCCACGGCATCAATGGCTGCAGCGGCCAGAGGTACATCAACCGCAACCCCTCGGTCGTTGATTCGCTGGTCAAGGTGCCAAAGCCCAAGTTCTGGGTGTCCTGCACGGTAGTTCCAACTGGGCAGGCGTGCGTCGATGGCGCGCATGGCGACGATGTCCTGGCGGCTGTATTCGAGGAACTCGGCCCATTCTTTGGGGTGTGTTTCACGGGTTGCCCTTCGCAGTGTGTGGCCTTTTGGCCTGGGTTTGCAGAACAACTGAATCAGCTCACGCCCACGCTTGTCCTTGGCCTGGTCAGCTTCGAGCCCGACGATCTGGCCGATCTTGTCCAGGCTGCCCGGCAGGCCATGGGCCATGGCCTTGATCATCGTGTCCCGCCAACGCTCCACGGGCACGTCGATGCCCCAGCAGTGGCGCAGCAGGGTGCGGTCGAACATGCTGTTGTGCGCCACGACGGTGACGGTGGGGTCTTCGAGCAGCGCACGAAGCCCCTCCCGCGCCTCGAACCCTTCGTGCGTCTTGTCTGTGCAGTCGCTGACCACCGGCTCGCCGTCGTCGACGGCCCACTGCGCGACGATGATCTCGGTGCTGGGATGAGCGGCGTAGGCGTGGGTGCCTGCGCTCTTGAGGTCACACTCAGAAAAAGTCTCGCCGTCAAACCAGAGGGTCGTCATCTCGCGCTTTCAAAAAATTGTAGGCCCGTTGCCCAGCATTCCCCGTACGTACTTTCGACCTTGAGGGGGTTTGTGCATCTCGCCACCCGAAGAAGCCCGTGGGAGGTAAGCGAGTAGCATGCTGGGCCTGTGTGGCTGCTGGTGCCGATGGCAGCCGAAGGAGTCAAGGTCCCACTGTTGATCACTGTTTGGGAAGGGTGCAGGGGCTTGCAGCTCTTTGCCCTGGGATGCGTGCGCACGCGCCACCCTCGCCAAACAGCCCCCGAAGGGGCTGGCCGGTCAAGCGAAGTCTTCGGCGCCTGCACCGTCGGTGACTGCCTCGAACTCGTCAGCATCAGCTGGGCGGCCTGCGCTGAAGCTGTCGCCGTCCTTGAGGAACTGGATGCCGCGCAGGGTGGTGTTGACGCGCTGGCCGAACTTGTTGTCCTGCGCCCAGATTTCCACGCTGGCGTTCACGTAGCAGCCGGCGTAGGGCTTGCCAGACCGCTCTGTCAACGCCGAGCGGTCACGGTCGATGACGGTGGGGGGTGCGCTCTCCTGAGCGTTGGCGCTCAGGTAGAAGTTGCCGGGGTAGCCGTCGTACTGCGCCTTCATGTCGCCGTCGTGAACGGCCAGACGGTCCTGCTTGTCCAACACCTTCAGGATGCCGGGCGCCTTGTCCTTCCACTTTTCCTTGGCCACGGCATCTTGGATCTTGCGCAGCTCCGCAAGCTGGGGGTGATCCGGGCTGATGATCAGGCTGGCCCCGAACTTGGGGTCGCCCTGGCCGTTCACCTGCTCGGCCTTGAACAGCTTCGGGAAGGCCAGGCGGACGCCGTGCTTGACGGTTCCATCTTCGTTCAGGTGGGTCTTCAGCAGGATGCGGCCGATGGGTTGTTGTGCGCTCATGGTAAGTTCCTTTCAGGAATAAAGCAGTTGATACAGTTCAGAGTATAGCAGACGCTACAGCTTTAGGCCAAGTCGTCTGCAACATTTTCGAAGTCTTCCACCACCGGCTTGATGTCCAGGGTGGGGCGGGGGTCGGAGACCGGCGCGACGTGAGGCTTGCCGTCGCTTTGCGTGATCAGTCCCTGCAGCTTGGGCCACTGGCGCTTGCCGATGGTCTCGGCCTTGGCCAGCTTCTCGGCGCTGGTGGGGCTGATCAGCTTGAGGTCGTACATGTCCTCGAGCTTGACGCGGAAGGTCTTGAGCATCGCTTCGGCTTCCTTGGCATCCGTCCACTGGCGGGCACCGCGTTTGCCTTGCACGACCTTGTAGCCTGGCACCGACTCTCCGGCCAGCAGGCGGCGCTCAGTCTCGGCGCGCACGGCCTTGCACCAGTCTTCGATCAGGTCGACCTTGGACAGGCTGGCGGAGAGCCACTCGGCGTCGGTGTGGGCGTAGCCGGTGAAGGGCAGTGCAGCCTCGGCAAAGTCGTCAGGGCTTGCTGGCGCGATGTCGAACGTGGTGCTGGCCACCTCGTTGCGCAGGGCTGGGCAGGTGGCCTTGGCCTTGCAGAACTTGCACGACTTCTCGTTGGGGTTCAGGCTGGTCTCAACCCACAGGGCCTGCAGCTCTGGCTTCCACTCTTTGGCGGCCGTCTGGCGCGCTTCCACAGCGTCCCAGGCCACCGTGCTCGCCCACTTGCGCAGCTCGTCGACCGTGCAGTCCCACTCGGCCGGCGACCGACTCAAACGAGGCTGCAGGATCACTGCGCGGCAGTGGGTGATGTCAGCCACCAGGCCGTCGACCTGGCGCACGGTGCCCAGCAGGTAGAGCTTGGTCTGGTCGCAGTCAGCATCGACCTCGACGCCGCGACCATACTTGAGGTCGATCGAGATCGCCTCGGATCCGCGCACGATGATCACGTCGGACGTGCCCCAGGCCTCGTGGTGCTCGACGCCGATGTCCTCGGCGTAGTTCACCCGGGTCTCGGCCATGACCAGGCCGTCCTCACCAGCATAGTCGGCGATCGTGTCCAGGCACCAGTCCAGGTGGTCGACCATCTCGTCGGTGACCTCGATCTGGTCGCCCTCGACGTCGATCAGGCGGCCGAGGTAGGCCCCTGCGCGCTGGTTGTTGGTCAGGCACAGCTCGAGCACGGTGTGCGCGGCAGTGCCCTCGCGGGCAAAGGCGCTGGAGTTGTTGGGCTTGCCGGCTTCCATCACCGGCTTGCCGGGGCACAGGCGGGCCGCCTCGAACCCGCTGGCGCTGTACGTGGAGTGGGCGGCCTGGGTCATGCCGCTTCCAGTTCTGCAGTCTTGGCTTGCACAGCGGCCAGGGCTTCGCCCCAGCGCTTGGCATCCAGCTCCTTGAAGGTCTTCACACCGAAGCTGGCAGCCACGGCCGAGGCGGCGTCACGGGACTTGCCGGCCAGGGTGAACACGGCCTTTTGCAGGACCGGGTACTCAACCGCAGAGGGAGCATCGGCAGCCTGCGCCGTGGAGGCTTGGGGTTCCGGCGTCAAAGTGCTCTTTTCGGGCACAACGACCGCCCCCGCCTCGACAGTAGGCTGAGAATGGGCAGTTGTTGCCTGCGTGCTCGCAGCGGTGGCCTTGGGCTCTCGCTTGGGCTTTTCCACCGGCGCGGCGGCTTCCTTCACGGTGGTGGCAGCGAACGCCACGGTGCTCGGGCCGGTGACCAGGGCGTTCTCGGGGATCTCGCGCAGGGCGCCGATCATGGCGTCGATGGAGGCGAAGGTCAGGGTGACTTGAATCATGGTGGTCCTTGGGAAAAAAGAGCCCGGCTCTCGCCGGGCGGGGGTTGATCAGGCGGCTTCGGTCTGGGTGACGTGCCCCACGTAGTCGGCCAGGGTCCGGTCTTCGGACTGGTCGCGCACGATCGGCACGGCCGACTGCACGGTGGGGGCCAGGTACTCGCGGGTCTCAGCAGGGGACAGCGCGTCGCTGTCGGCCACGACCTTGACTTCATCGGCCGTGTTCAGCGTGAGCACCTTGACGATGTGCAGGCCGGCGCGGTAGACCAAGACGTGCTTGCCGGCGGCGCGAGCCGTGGCGATGGTGTCGTAGTGGCGCTCGGCGTTGAGGCGGTTGATGGTGTTCAGATCGTTCATGGTGTGCCTTTCGAAGGTTGTGGCAATTGGAGCAGAAATTGTAGCAGATGCTTTGGCGTCTGCGTCAAGCAGCCTGGGAGGCCGAGAGGTGCTGGCTCAGGCGGGTGCCGTCCAGCAGGAAGAAAAAGTCAGGGTTGAAGGGACCCCACTTGGCGGCACGCGGGCCGGTCAGCGCGCCACGGCCAAGGGTCAGGTCGTAGTAGGCGATGCAGTCCTGGCCCAGCAAGGAGGAGAGGAAGTAGAGGCG